TAGCTACTCTTTCCTTCATATGCTTTGGATGCCTGTTTAAATTGGGGGGCATTTACTTTACCTTCTGAATTTACTAATGAAGTTTTACCGGCAGACATTTCATTTTTTTCTGCTGCGGCTTTTTTCTCATAAAAATCATTTATTTCTTTGAAAGTAAATTTACGCAACCATATAGGCATATTGTAAATGGTAATATAGTCATACCCACCTTTACCATGAAATATTATTTCATGAATTTGTTTAAATATATTTAATCTAACTTGAGGAGCTGTCTCCAAAGTCAGGCCAAAAAAAGTTTAGTCCAATAGGGACTGTTACCTCCTCTCCGCTATCTAGAATAACATTAAGATCTACATCAGGTGATGTTTCAACTATGTGTTTTCTAAATGCTCTAGCATCACGTGCTAAAAAATAGGTGTCTACAAATTCTCTAATATCTTTAATTTCAGTTTCTCCATTAACAGAGGTTAATGCATATTTTAATCTAGTAGAGGCATCTGGGGATGAATTTTTATTTAATTTTTTAAGTCCTTTTAATTCTCTTTCAATTTTAGCTTCATCATGACCCGTTAACAATTTATATGTAATCTTTGTATCACTATGGGGTAAAGTAAAAGCAAATTCATTTTTACCTTCAATCATGGTAGAACTATCAAATTCTTTATTTTCTAATTCTGAAAGGTCAATTGTTTCTGTTCTTCCATTAACTGTTGTTTTGTAATCAGATCCATACCCTAAAATACGAGTAGCAATTAAAATTGCATTTTTATCACCTACAATTAAATCTTTTAAATCTATTTTAGAAATAATTACAGATTCTAATAGTTTATCTAATACATTACCTTTTTCAATGTAAGATTGGTTAGAAAGAATATCTTCTTCCTTTGCTGTCATATATTTGATTTCTACTTTACCGCTTGATAGGGGATTGTCTTTGGGGTATACTAAACCTTTTGAAGGTAATTCTATTTCTTCTGTTGGGAATTTAAATTCAGCCATAATCTTTATTTGGTTAAAACGTTTTTATCAGTTATACATATGTAACATACAAAAAAGCTTGACCGAAGCCAAGCTATTTTGCAAATTAGGGGTGAGTAAAATTTTTAGAAATTTAATACACAATAATCAGGTTGAACTGTCATTGTAATTTCTTGAGCAGCATTTTCAGTATCCCAGTTATAATCTCCAAATGAAGCTTCTGTAATCATTGCTCCTTTGATGATCCATTCTGAAACTACATCACCTACAGGTCCTAATACATTGATTGTAAGATCTTTCTTATAGAAATCACTATAACCATCTCTACCAGTTACTGATTCGTGGTGTAATCTAACCCATTCCATTACTGATTGTGCACCAGATGGTGTAATTGGATCAAATAGTGTAAACTGAATAGTTCCCCAAGTTGTTTTACCTTTTACAAAACGTTGAACATTAATATGATTTAATGGTACTGTTCCTTGTGATACAGTTACGGCTCCTACACCTTTCATGATGTATGCTGGAAATCCGTCTACAAAAGCTATAAATCTATTCTTTTGTTTTGGCTCGAAAGCTGTGAAAAATATTTCGTTTGGGTTTAATACTGCCATTTTATTTTCTTATTTTATTATAAATATTCGGTTTTTTTCTTTTTATGCTGGAAATGTTGCTCCAGTTGGTAATACATTGAAATCAAGTATAATAAATTCAGCTGTTTTAGTTGGTTGTAAGAAAATCTGACCGATTAACTCATTTCTATCAATAACATCTGGTGTATTGTTTGTTTCATCCATTACTACTTTAAAAGCATATAATCCCTGTCTTTGTTGAACACTTTCTAAATATGGATTTACTTGTGTTAAAAAGTTTTGTCTAGTTGCAATAGTATTTTGTTCAAATACTAAATTATCTGCAATTTGAGAAATATATCCTTTAAGTGTAATTAACAATCTACGTACATTTACTCTATCTAAAGCAGTTGCTGCTTTTTGTAATGTTTTCTGTCCAAATACTACAACTCCTTGTTGTGGGAATGTAGCGATTGGGTTTACATTAGCTTCATATAATGTATCTCTATTTGCAGATGTTAATTTTCTTTCAGCTCTTACTACAGAACCTAATCCTCCTCTAGTAATACCTGCTGGTGCGAACCATGGGTCTGAAGAAGCATCTGTAAAAGCATATACTCCTGGAATCATTGTAGAAGCTGGTACATATACTAATAATCCAGAATTTGGATCAATAGTTTGTAACCATGGCCAATAAGCTGCTGCATAACTAGAATCTATTGCTGCTGCATTTTGGTTTACAGTTGCGATTGCTGTGTTGTAAGGAACTAAATCCATCACATAAATTGCATCTCCTCTTGAAATACACATATTCTTAATTAAATTACACTGTACAGCATAATTTGAATAATATAAACCTGGAGCTGAAATTACATTGTATTGATATTCGTCCTGATTTGCTAATAAGTTAATTGCATTTGTATAATCTGTTCCAATTACACCTTGAGTATTTACTGAACTTATATTTTCATAAAATAAATTTGCACTTGTACTATTTAAATTAGATCCTACTGCTTCATCAAATGAACCAGATCCTAATTGAGGTAAAGATGCTGTAAATTCAGATTTTGCAATACCATTATTATCAAAGTAATAAGGTGTGTTTGCATTTACTTGTTTTACTCTTATATAATTAGATATATTTGGGTAAGAACCTGATTCTTGTAAATATGTTCCTGAACCATCTGCTGCTACTACAACATTTGAAGTATTATCACCAATTGCTCTTGAAATATAATTTGGAGAGAAAGGATCTAAAGAGATATTATTAAATGATTCTAGAATAACTTTTTGGTTATTATTATCATTACCACGTCTAACAAATAATGAGAATACACCGGATGATGTATTTACAGCTCCAATTTCCCATCTTAGGTTATCAGCAGAACCACTTGCTAAAGCTCCGTTTGCTAATTCTGTTCCTCCTTGATCTGCTCCTACAGGAGATGTATTATTCATAATCACTCCTTCTGAAAGTGTTTCTAATACAAAAGCTGCTTGGTTTACAATTGAACTGTCAGTTAAAGTTATTACTAAATCGGCTGTTGGAGTTCCAACATCAGCGGCAGCTATTGTTAATGTATCACCTGCGGAATATCCAGCTCCATCACTAGTTACATTAATAGCAGTTGGTCCATTTAATAAATTAGCGTCAACTAAAGTAACTGTTATATTTTTGTCACAAGCTATAAATCCAGCATCTACTAAATCTGAAGCTGTTACTGTTAATACATTTCCTGCAACATATCCAGATCCAGCTGCTGCTACTACTATTGAAGTTATAACACCAGCTGCTCCTCCACCATCGGTTGTGATAGTAAGTGTTGCTCCTGTTCCAACTTGAGTAGTTCCTCCTGATGTTGTTATTTTGTCAGCGGCTATTGTGAATGGACCTGTTACAGCACCAATTGTAGTACCACCTACTAAAGCACTTTGTGCTGTTACGTTTTGGGTTGCTATTAAATTAGTTAATTCACCTATTACTACAGAAAGAGTTGCTCCATTATTAGGGGCTATTTCACCTGCTGTTATTGCATAAGTACCTTTTGTACCCCCGGTACCACCTGAACTTAAGTCTCCGACAATATCTCCTGCTATTCCTGCACTTGCTGCTTCAACATTATTTTGAATTGTAGTAGATAAAGCGGGATCAAAAGAACCACTTGTAACTCTTGTTACTAATAAAGAAGTTCCACCTTGAGAAAAATAGTTATTAGCTGCAATTGAAGTTAAATAAGTATAATCTTGTGAACCACTTAATAAAGTTGAACCAAAAATTGTTTGGAAAGAACTAAAAGAACTAACTAAAGTTGGTTTTTCAACCGGTCCTTTAACTGTTGGTCCTATAATTGCTGCTCCTCTAGTTAAGGGTTGAGCTGTAACTAGAGATTGATCGTTTTCTCTTGCTAATACTCCTGGAGATATTAATGTTTCTGCCATTTTGTTATATTATTTTTAATATTGTTTTATTATAAATATTAGGAAGAGATTCAAAAACTTATTCTGTTGTAGTAAATTCCCCAGATTCTAAATCAATGTTTCCATCCCCATATTTTTCTTGTAATTCTTTAGCCGTTTTATTAGTTTTTTCTTGTAAATCACCTAGTTTATCCAAAACAGATGCTCTTTGGCCTTCTAATATTGCCCTATTAATGTCAACTTGTCCTAATTCAAAAGTAATTGAATTTTGTTGTTGTTGATAACCTTTAAGAATTTCTAATTCTTCTTTTGATAACTTAATTTTTTTACTCATTTTTTATTTATTTAATTATACATATTTAATTTTTATTGAAAATCTATAGTAGCAAAAATAGATTTATGATATTTTTCTGTTAAATCGTAATATTTGTCTTTTACTATATATCCAATTTTTGTTATTGTTTCTGGGAGTTCTAGACACACATTTGTTCCTTCAATTGCCGTTTCTAAAGAATTCACTACTAATTTTAATTCTGAGGTATTATTATCATAAACAATTATTCTTGGTGTCCAATCTTCTGTATGTATCCTTTCATGTGTGTCAGAGTTTTGAAAAAATATTTTAAAATTTTCATCATTACTAAAATTAAATAGACCATCTGTGTTTTCAAATGATATTTGATCCCAAATGGGTTCTATGTGAGTAAGATATTCAAAGTTTTTAATTAATTGCTCCCAATATTCTTCTGCATCTCTAAATTTCCCATCCTTTTTCCATGGGTGTTGATCACTCATATAATACTTTTTATTAATTATAGGTAATAAGGATTTTAAATTTTCTTTTGATAAGACATTTAACATAAAACTCGGGAATCTATAACCTATATCTTGTAATCTTAAATCCCTTACTTTAGATACTAAAAAAGGAACAGGGTTGTTTAAATCATGAATAATGTTATCCGTTAATTTAACGTCATAATTAATAAAACTAAAATAATCATAATCAAGTGATATTCCTAAATTCCCAGCTAATAATATTTGATTAAATGCCGTCCAACCATAATCATCTAATATATTTTGTAGTTTAATTTTTTTATCTTTAAATTTTAAATTTCTCCAAAATACCATTCCCCTATAAGGGTATGTAATTGTTGGGTTGCTTTTATCATATATAAAATAATCAACTTTATTTTGTATGGAATTTGATACAGGGATATGAGATAATACCATTATATCAAACCCTTCGGATTTGATTTTATCTATATTTTTATTTAATGTCTTTTTTTTAATA